AACATAGTAAAAGATGGTAAGACAAGTAACTTTACAAATCTTGTGTGTTATGAGTTAGATGTATTATCATCGGTATCAAGAGACACTGCGAAAGAGAAGAATGAGGTCATCATACCAGGAGGGACAGCACCACTTAAACAGTCAACACTCGATGAACTGATGATAACACCTGGAGAAGAAGATGATCCTTTTCCTGTTAATAATAAAGTAAATGATTTCTCAGGTTTGCCATTTTAAGTTTAAGATGATGGATGAATTGATTAACATAGCTAACTACTGTAACTCTGTACTTATTAAGTATGGACAGGTTATACGCATGTGTAATGCTATCTATATTAAAGATGATGATGTTATACAGATCAATATCAGGTACCGTAACCGTGGCGATGATATGTTCCAGACATACCAGTACCAGATAGAGAACTTTGACTTTCTTATCACTGATACCGAGGTCATGGTTAATAGGTCTGCAATAAACAATATCAATACAGAGATAGAGAAGATAGTATATGTTACTGCGTTAAATTAACGAATCCATTAACATTTAATTAATGAAAACATTAATATATGATCATATATGATATTGCATTAATGCCAGTCGGTCTAAGACCTGATATATGGCATCAGTTATCACATGAAGGTATACTTCTTTATGATTCAACACTAACAGGTAATATACCATTTAAGACAGAACCTGATAATGTATCTCTGATAGATATAAGCAGTATGACGCCTGATAGTATAAAGATACTTACAGACTATATAAATAAAGAGAATGAGGAACTTGATGTTAGGCAGTCAGAAGGGTATAAGATAGCAAGGGAGAATAACGATAAACTTATAAGTTATCTTAAGAAGATAAATGATAGTAATCAGTAATATATCATACCAATATGAGAAGTGTAGCAGCTTATCTAAGGATATAATAGCCTCTCTATTAAGAGGGGCTATTCCTTTGGTATTAATGAAAACATTAATAAAATATTAATGGAAACATTAATAAAAGGTTAATGAAAACATTAACATATTAAGACATGGAGATAGATAATGAAGTTTTTAACATCGACACTACATCAGAGAAATTCTTTGATGAATATTTAATGATCAAGAAACCATTGCTTGAATATATCTTAAGTAAGTTGAATAATAAACCTATCACGTTAAATCCTAAGTTATTACATGTATTCTCATTATTATTACATTATAATAATCAATATCGTAATATGGAGAATGGTGATAAGTGGAAGATAATATTCGATAATGGAACACGAAAGACAATAGCTGATAAGCTCAATATCAACCTTAAACATCTTAATACATATATATCTATCTTACGTAATATAAAAATATTGAATGGTAAGACAATAAACAAACCATTTATAGTATATCCGGATAATGAATTTTCACTTATCTATAAATTCAATATAAAAGATGAATAGTGGAGACACAAGAAAGATAATAAAAAAGATAGCTGAAGAAGAAGGTATAAGCGAATGGGCAGTGAGAATGATAGTGATGAGTGAGTTTGAAGGTGTTAGCAGAGTTATTCAATCAGGTATACGTGACAAACCTGAGACATTTAAAAATATTGTCCTTAATGCTTTCGGTGCATTTAATGTGATGCCATCAGCATTTAATAAGTTTAAGAAATCAAAGAGAATAATAAGAAAAAGAAGAATAAGACATGATAGCAGGAAGTGATAACAGACTATTTATTATCGAGAATGATAAGGTAGTTATAAACCCAAAAGCACTTATAATACCAGAGTTTGCAACTATACATGAGAGAGACCGGTCAACAGGGAAGAAGAGATCAGTAAGAGAGTTTGCGTATATATACTATATTGCAGATTATAAATCAGAATATGATGTATATGGTCTATCAAAAGAAAGTCAGCTGGGACTGGATCTGTTTAATAATAAGAATTACAAACCTGATCCTGAGATACAGAAAGCAATAGAGAAGTATAAGTTATTACAGGAGACACCGTCCATGCGTTATCTTATATCTATGCGCAAGAGAATAAACAGGACAATAACATATCTTGATAATGTAGAGATAAGAGATAAGATAAAAGGAGAAGAAGGGGAAGTAAAATATCTTAATCCTCATGTGACAATAGATAAGATAGTGACCACTATGAAACAGATTGAGGATGTCATAGAGAAACTTGAGAAATGGGAAAAGAAGGTCTTTGATGAGGAAGAGGATATGAAGATACGTGGTGGTGGTATGCTTAATGTCTTTGAAGATCCGGAATCAGCTAAATGGATTAATAATAAATAATTATGATAAGAGTAGAGAGAGATAATTCATATAAAACATTTTACTGGCCATCTAAAGGTGAGGTATATGATACAGAAAGACATGAGAAGCTTATAATTAAGATATTTGGTTTAACTATATATAAAAGAAATAGAGAATTCAATGCAGAATATTTCGAAAAGAATACTAATATCGGATATAAGAGTATAAATGAAAATAATAGAACTTAAAGAGAAGGAGATAGGATTATACAAAAAGACTCCTCATTATAATACGTCTGAATTTACCGTAGCAGCACAACATTTCAAGGAGTTCAACTGTTATACCCGTCACCCAGTAAACACGTCTCCACATAGTCTATGGTATAAGTTTTGGGTACAGGAGGCATCAAGGTGCCTATATGGTTATAATATAGGTCGTGACTGGATACCTGGGTACTTCTATTATTATCTTAATTATTCTCCGATAGAAAAGGCTGTAAAGATTAATGATGAACCATTAATAGTGTTACCTGAGACGTCATTACAATACAGTATAGATGAACAGGGACGAAAAGATAATAACTCATTTTCACTAAACATACCAGATGAAGATGAGTTTTTAAGTATACAGGCAGAGAGATTAACTGATTTTCCTGATTTTTGGGATAGTGATTATGACTTCTTTCATTATCTTGAAGAAGCAGAACAATCCGGAGAACATGCTGCAGTGCTTAAGACCAGGGGAAGAGGTTATAGTTTTAAAGGAAGTTCAATGCTTAACAGGAATTTCTATCTCATACCACGTTCTAAATCATATGCATTTGCATCAGAAAAGGAATATCTTATTAATGATGGATTGCTTACCAAGGCATGGGATATGATGGGTCATATAGAGACCAATACACCATGGGGTAAGAGAAAGAGCAAAGTAGATACCATGATGCATAAGAGAGCTTCTTATATGAAGATGCATAATGGTATAATGTCAGAACTTGGATTTGGTAGTGAGATAATAGGTTTATCATTTAAGAATAATCCACAAAAAGGAAGAGGGAAACGAGGGAAACTTATATTGTGGGAAGAAGGTGGAGTATTTCCATATGTACTACAGTCATGGAATATATCACTTAAGTCTATGGCACAGGGAAGACTTGTTTTTGGACTCATGGTGATCTTTGGTACCGGGGGAACAGAGATAAATGATATAATAGGACTGGATCAGTTATATTCAAGAGGAGCAGGATATAAGGTACATATGATACCAAATACCTTCGAACCGGAATTAGGATATTCCAAGACTGGAATATTTATTGGAGAACAAAGAAACCATGAAATAGCCATGGACAAAGATGGTAATTCAAATGTAGAGAAGGCAATGGAATTCATTATGAAGGACCGTATAGATTATCTTGAGAAGACAAAGAATAAAGAGATGCTCTTGAGATATATTGCAGAAGCTCCTATTAAACCATCAGAGGCTTTAATGCAGATAGGAAGTAATATCTTTCCGGTGGACCTGTTAAAACAACAGAAAGCATATCTGTTATCACATAGAGATACCATGATTGATAGTGCATGGGTAGGATTACTTGTACCTGATCCAGAGACGGGTGTTATAGAATGGAAGATAGATAATACTCTCATACCGATTGATCACTATCCTCATAATGATATAAGTAATCTTAATGGTTGTGTAGTTATATATGAACCGCCAGTTAAAGATAAGAGTGGTAATATACCTTATGGATTATATATATCAGGCAATGATAACTATGATCATGATCAGAGCACTACAGAATCATTAGGATCAACATTTGTCATGAGCAGGATGACAGAAAGGATAGTAGCAGAATATACCGGGAGACCATTCACAGCATCTATGTTCTATAATACTAATAGATATCTTCTAATTTATTATAATGCCATACAGAACTTCGAGAACAACCTTAAAGGACTACATGCAGATTTCATTAAGAACAGATGTGAACATCTTCTTGCTGACACACCTGATAATGTAAAAGACAAGATAGAAGATAAGAGAGTTCTCAATAGAAAAAAGGGCACACCAGGTACTACACCTATAAAAAAGATGGGAAGAGAATATATCCTTGAATGGTTGATGAGAGAGGCAGAACCAGGAACAGGAATACTTAACCTGCATAAGATACGCAGTATAGCATTACTTGATGAACTGATATATTGTAATTCAACAGGTAACTTTGACAGGATAGATGCTCTTATATATCTCCTTATCTATCATGAAGACTTATGGCAACGTATACCAAGTTATGATACAAGACCAAAGAAAGAGTTACATCCATTCTTTGCCAATGATCCATTAATAAAGCTTAATACTCAAAAAGATAAAAAGTTTATAATAGACAAGAATGTAATGATTTATCCTGTTACTAAAATGTTTTAATAAATATTATAATTGTAGTAATTTGCACATAAATAAAAAAAGTATGGCTAATAAAATATTTTCTTTTCCAAAACAGAAGTTATCTTATAAAGAGAAAACTGAAGAGTGGCATATCGAAAATGTTAAAGCCGGAGTACTATTAAGTGATTATAATCCGAGTAAGTCAAGGAAGACAAAACAGGAGATGACACTTAACTATGATCTTGTTTCCGGGAAGTTTGATGAGAAAGATATTGACCGTTCATTGAATCCGAAATCTTTCAAAGGGATTAACTTTCCTGCGAAGATACAGAACTATCCTATAGAACTTACAAAACTTGATGTATTAAAGGGAGAGGAGATATCAAGACCATTCAACTGGTACCTGAGAGCTGTCAATGATCATGTAATAATAGAGAAGGAAGAGAAAGAGCAAAAAGAGTTGCAGGAATATATTGTAAGGGAACTGAATAATCCAGACTATTCCGAGTTACAGGCAAAGAATAACCTACAAAAGCTAAAGAAATATTATGTCTATGACTATCAGGATAAGAGGGAAGAGATGGGTACCAGGTTACTTCAATATCTATGGAGGACACAAAAGATACCAACACTTACCACTGATGCATTCTATGATATTGTAACTGTCGCTGAGGAACAATATGCATGTGACATCTTTCATGGAGAACCAAAGAACAGGAAAGTAAGACCACGATCATTATCAGCATTCGGATTAGGTGAGAGTAATTATATTGAGGATGCAATGATAATTGTTGAAGATAGTTATATGTCTGTTGGTAGTGTCATTGATATGTTCTTCGATTATCTCACTGATGACCAGGTAAAGATTCTTGATGAAGGAAAACTTAATAAGACAATAGGACAGAATATAATGTTTTCCGGACCTATTAGTCTTAATGATGAATATGTATTACAATACGGCACACAGTTATTACCAGTATCAAGTTCAGATGTATTATCATATGGGGGAGGGTTTGATGATGAAGGGAATGTAAGAGTTACAAGGGTATGCTGGAAGTCAAAAGTTAAAGTAGGAGAACTGACATATTATGAAGATGGAGAGGAGTTGAAGGATTATGTGTCGGAAGATTATGTTATCGATAAGTTAAAGGGAGAGAAAGTTAAATGGTTATGGCTTAATGAATGGAGACAAGGATATAATATTGGTGGAGTAGGAGACGGATTCTTTGTTAAGCTAGAGATGCTTCCACGACTTGGTATGACATATAATAATCCATCTAGGGTAATGCCGCCATACATAGGAACAATATATAAGATAGGTGAGAAAGCTTATTCTCTTGTTGATCGTATACGTCCATATAAATATCTCTATAATATTACTATGACTCGTGCTGAGATGGCAAGTGCTCGTAATAAAGGTAATCTCACAGAACTTGATCTGGCACGTATACCTGATGGCTGGGATCCTGATATAT